TATATCCATCAGCTTCCAACCTAGATATATTCTGCAGTAGTACTTCTTAGAGTATCTGATTATCTTGTATAACCCAAACCTAGTCTTACCATTATTCAATCTACAAGTTACCTTACACCAAGTACTTCTAGTACCATTATTACTAGTAGCATGTATATCCCCTATCGTAGTAACTGAAGCAGGATCTATAGTAGATACTCTTACTCCTGCTACTTCGCTAGAGTAGTAACCTATTCTATTTCTGAATAGCCAATGCAATCTAGCTTTATACGATCTATTACTAGGCTCAGGATAATGCTTTTCTCTCCAGCCACTATCACCATTGATAGCAGCACACTTGCCATCGTAATAGTCATTAGCATCTTCGAACCATCTAGCCCACCTAGGTAGGTGATCGTCTTCTCTCTTAGTAAATACTAAAGCTATAGGTACAACTATATAAGATAATATCTCTAATACTATCTCTACTATGATTGTCCTTATTAGCTGTAGTATCTCTTTAATTGTTAGCATTCTTTTTCTCTTTAGGTCTAGTCTGAACTACATCAGTAAACTCGTCGTCATCGATGTACCAAAAAGGTTTCTGACCATTGTCATAGTACATCTTGCCGAAATCGTCAGGGTGAGTAGCTAAGTGAGCTATCACCCTGTAGATGTTCGTCATATTACTGCGATCCCACTGATCGCATTTTCTTGCACGCATAAAGATAAGCATAGGACATAGGATTACTCCTAGTATGAATGCTAATAAGGTAACTATTGCATATCCCATTTCTTACTCCTTATAGCTTACTAGCTTCTAAGAAGAAGTTATCTATAGCATTATCGTCCATACCTAATACCTTAGCCATCTTCTGTAGTAGAGGACTAGTAATCTCGATGTCCTTAGCATACTCAAACTCTATCTGAGCTTCTTTATCAGCTTTAACTAGTGCTTCAGCTTGCTCTAGTAAGTTAAGCTTAAGTAGCTGTAGCTTTAGCTGTCTTACAGTTATCTGCTTAGGTACAAACTGCTTCCAGAAGTTATCTATAGCACTGATAATATCTGGGTTAGTTATAAGCCAATTCTTATAAGCTTTCTCATTAGTAGTCTTTAGCTTGACACCTTCAGGAGCAGAGGTTATTACCTCGTCTCCTAGCTCCTGTATGAAGTTAGATGTTACGTAAATTATCTTGTCCATTGTATGTCCTTATAGTGTTTGTACAAATCTAGTTATTGGTGTAACTACGTGATTTAAACCGCAAGTACCATTAGCATTGTAACCGCAGATATACACTCTACCATCGTTTAGAAGTATCATAGGATTATTTAAGTTTTCGTAGCCTTGAACATATACTTGCTTGATATTGTCTATATCACTAGTATTGAAAGGTACTCTTGTCAAGCTATTAGCTGCATTAGTATGGTTTAGTCCTAACTGACCATAACCATTATAACCTGCTGCATATAAGTATCTAACATTGTCAATCTCTACGATTGCATATATCTGACCATATTGTGATTGAACTGAGTGGTAAGTACCCCAGAATTGTTTTACTTTATAGCTAGTAGTACCATCAGCGAATACTACCTCTTTAAATGTAACTACGTCAGACGTAGCATTTACCCCTAGTTGTCCTGTTACATTGCTATATCCGCAAGCGAATAATCTACCACTTCTAGTAAGAGCATAGAATGAACCTATACCACATACTTCCATCCTAACGATAGGGTCATTAACCTGTTTATATCCAGATGGGAACATATTATCTTCAACTTTAGTAGGTATCTGATTTCTGAACGAAGTTATTGGAGAGTAGCTATTACCCCAAACATAGTGAGTATTATCTGAGCAAGAAGCTACGACTACTTTATAAAAGTATTGTGAGCTAGAACTAGTGTAAGACATTGAAGAGGTTAAGCTTACTACTTTCTTATCTTGTAGTGCTGTTACCTGAGTAAAGGTACTTCTATTAGTCTTATCGTTAAGCCCTAGTTGTCCGTTATCGTTCCATCCACAAGAATACAACTTACCTTTTTCAGTGATTATATAAGCTGAAGTATAATAACTATCGTTTAGTATCAAGTCCTTAACACTATCCACAGCATCTAAGAAAGTGAGTGCTAACTTAGTAGGTACTGTTAATGCTGTTGTATTGCCCATACCTGCGTGACCATAAGCATTCTCGCCCCAGAACCACACCGAGCCATCGTTCTTAATTATGCCAGTGTTAGACCTACCACCGTAGTAGCCAGATTTACCTGCGCATACCTTCTTAACATTATCAGTTATCTTTACCCAGTCGTATTGATTAGCAGTATTTCCTATGCCTAAAGTGTTATAGCCATTATAGCCTCTACCATATAAATCTCCGTTTTCGTATAGTAAGAAAGTATGCAGATAATTAGTAATAAGTTGTTTAATCTTAGACTTGCCTTGTAATGGGTGTGGGATATTTATCCAAGAAGGCATATTACCAGCTGAAAAAGTATTATGGTCGCTATTATTAGCACCGCAGAATAATAGCTCTTCATTTTCTGTTACTACCATAGTTACATAATAACTTGCATATAGGTTATCTGGTAATAACTTTATTGGTCCGAACTTACCTCTTGATTGTATTTCTGCTAGTCTTTTACCTCCGACTGTAGCAGCATTAACATTATTGAGTAACTGCTCTTTAGTCTCACCATTGAGTGTCTTAGCACTATTAACAGTGATAGCACTATCTCCGCCTATAGTCTTAATATTACCGTTATCTGAGTATAAAAGCTTACTTACTTCTGCTTCTCTACCACCTACTTTATCTTTTACTCTGGCAACTGTTATTTTGCTCTCTGCCATATTTATCCTTTCAATATCTTATGCAGACGTATTCTGCTATGTTTTTAACTACGTTTTCTGGTGCTGTTGGTACTACTCTGCTGGCATCGAAGTCTGTGTTTAGTCCGAAGTAAGTACCATTACCTACATAGTTATAACCAGTACCATTGACAGTACAAGTTATTGCCCCTTCCATTCCATTAGATGAAGACAAGTGATTGTCATACATCTTGCCAGTAATGTTTCTAATAGCATCACCTTGCTTACTACCTATCTCTCTATCACTCTGATAATCTACTTCAGCACCTGCATCTAGACATCTACCGAAGTAGCCTCGTCTGTCTGGTATGTTAAAGGTAGTAGTACCATTACCTTCGCCGTATGTAGTGCCTATAGCTTCAAATAAGTCTGGATATGCTTCTCTGCTTATCTCTCTACCATCGCAGAATAACCACCTACCTTTAGGGTTCTTCATCGCAAAGAAACCATATTGTCCTGCTTGAAATTGAGACTCTTCTAAATCTACTGTAGTACCTTCGATGTAGAGTTCTCCATCTACTACTAGTTCATCTTCTATAATAGGATCTAGTCTGATAATGGCTTCATTAGCTTGCAGAGTATAAGGCTTAGTTATATCCTTTACTTTCTCCCAGTAACCATTGATAGATGCATACTTATTAATGTAATCTATTAAGCCTTTCATAGTAAGGATATGAATAGGTCTAGCGTTATAACTTGTATTTCTCATAAGTATCTGTAGATTAGTACTTACATCTGGTCCTGCTAGCATACTATCAGCCTTAGCTAAAATACCTGTAAGCTTTAATTGCTCTGCTTCTAGTACTTGTATATTATTAGCAGGATTAAAGTCATCTCTAACAGACTTCAGTCTAGGTATATATCCAGTATAGCTTCTTTTATCGTATGTCTCAGTCTGTCTTACGTACTCTTCAGGAGCTAATCCGCCTAGCTTAGCACTATTTACTGCAGTAGCATTAGCATTTAACTTACTATCAAGCTCTTCATGTAAGGTTTCTAACATAGCATCTAAGTTAGTCATACCTGCTGTAAATTTATTCACCTCAAAAGCAAGCTTATCCCATAACTCTTTTACCTTTTCTTGCATAGGAGTAAGCTTATTCGCTACTACTCCATCTATTTCAGTGAACTTAGTTTCTATTGTAGATTGAATAGTAGTAATAGAACTCTTTAGAGTAGTCATCTCTTCATCAAGTTTCTTAATACTTTCAGGATCGAACTTCTTAACTCTCTCTTCTAGTTTAGCTACAGCATCATCAATAGTTCTCTGAACTATCTGTCCTGCTTCTTTATAAGCTTTTATAACTTCTTTAGTCTCAGCTCTATTATTTCTAAAGTCTATTAGATCTTGTTTTATATCTGCTAAGTTCTTTAGTTCTGGTATAACTTCTTGTATGTCTTCTAGTACGCCATAGTATCTAGCTACAATCTCGATAGCTAGTAAGTGCTGAGATACTTCATCTATCTCAGTTAGATGTCCTGATACGCTATCTACATTGTCTATACTCTTGTATAGTCTTTCTAGCTTATAAGAGATATTATTTAATACTCCAATAGCTTCTGACATACCATAGACATGAGTAATCTCATTTATATGTCTAGCTATGTTATCTAGCAAGCCAGATACGCTAGCTTGAGCTACCTTCTTAACACTATCTAGATCAGTAGAAACATTAGCTATATCGCTAGTTACTTTAGATACATTAGTTATGACATCTAGTGAAGGCTCTATAGTCTTAATATACTCAATACTATCTCGAAGTTTAGTTATTGTATTTCTCAACGAGAGCATATCATGGATATTACCCATCTCAGCTTTCATCTCTTTAAAGAGTGGTAAGTTCTCTAGTAGAGTTTTCTCTTCATCACTCAACTCTTCTCTAAGTACTATTGTCTTTACAGTATCTGTATTCTCTGCATTAGATAGATTACTATGCGTACCTTCATGCTTAGAGTTTATAAACTGAACTAAATTAGCCATTAACAAAACCCTTTCATATCAGTTGTAGTTCGAATAAGACTATCAGGGATCACTTGCTGATTCATAATAGCTTTTTCAACTTCATTGTTATAAGCAGTTAGGGCATTGCCATAGTATTGTTTATAACCCTCTATATTAGTAACAATTCTTAAAGCTACATAGGCATATAAGACATCTAATAGACCACTAGGTAAATCTAATTCATCTTCTATACTAGTTACCTTTATAGGCTTAGGCTTATACTCTACATAGTAAATATCACCTTCTTTAGCATTAGGAAAGAATAGAGTATCTTGATTGATGGCGAATACATTGACTTCATTCAATCTAAGGGTACTATCCTTGTCATCTCTAACACTAAGTATCTTATAGATCTCGTCTTCATTAGTTTTAAAAATATCTGTCTCTACAGCCTCATTCTCTAGCATCACTTCTTTATCTAAAGTAATATTCATCTCTTTAAGAGCTTCTATCTGAGCTGCTTTAGTTGCAAAACCACCATGAGTCATCTCGCACTTAGCAAGCTTAGCATGAGTAGCCATAATAACATTAGGATCTTGTCTAGATATTCTAAAGTTCTTTCTAAAAGCAGGTACTAAAACTATGGCTTGTTCTCTCTTAACATTAAATAATCCATAGATCGTATTCATAGCTTCATTAATAAGCACTATTAAGTTCTCATTATTCATCTGCTTATTAGGAGTAACATTAGGTAGAGTAACGATCTTTAAATGCTCTATTGCTTCTTTTACTTTCATGTTAAAATACCGTATTCCTTATTGTAGTTATTTCACTTACTTCATTATCGTAAGTACCATAGGTATTAGGCTTGAAGGCATCGAAACTACCTAGCATAGATATACTATCTAGTACATCGTCATGCTTAGATTTAAAGCCTTGTTTAGTAGCTTTACTTCTCTCTTCTTCAAACTCGTTATACCACTCAGTATCTTTCATCTCATTAGCTATCCATACCTTCTTAGTATCGAATCTAGGTTTAAACAGAATAAATCTAGAGAACTTATCTCCAGTAGGTCTAATACCATCCTCGCCATTATTATTAGAGCTAAGAAAGTTAAAGTAGATATTCTTAGCTAACATTTCGTCTCTTAACCAAGAGATAAAGCCAGCTTGTTGTCCTGTAACTTCTATGCCTACTCCGATAGGGTTATATACAGGTATAAACTCAAATATCTTATTTATAAACTTACTAACTTCAGTCTTATCGCACCAGCCATCTACAAGCATATAATCACCATTATTAGAGTAAGCCCATACGCTAATAACACTAAAGTCAGCATTCTTCTTAGCACTAGTAGCTAAGTCAGTAGTAATATAGAAGTTATATCTATCTTTATGTTTTAACACTTGTTCTCTATTAAAGAAAACTAGACTAGAATTAGGTATAAGTAAATCTTCTTTAGAAGTGATCCTAAGCATAAGCTCTTGATAGAAACTATCTATCTTACCTATACTCATAGCCTCTTCATAAGCATCTTTTACATACTCATAACTAAATCTATCCTCCCAGCTACCTTTAAACTCCTCTTTAGTACAAGGGAACTTCTCACATACTGGGTAGCAAGCTACCTCCCAAGCTCCACTCTCAACTATCTTATATAAAGGATCTTTAGCATTAAATGGAGTACCTAACCAGATTACCTTATGCTTTACAGGACTAAGAGCATACTTAACAGCTTTATGAATAGTGTCTTCTATAGTTTTAATAACAGTATCGCTTCTAGCATCCTCATCACTAATGATGTCATCTACGATAGCTAAAGTAGGTCTCTTACCATATTCTTTAGCACCACGAAGACCAGTTTTTGCCCCATATAATTTCACTACAAATCTATCACCTCTTAGATTTACAAACTCTAATCTAACATCAGTGATCTTTCTTCCTGCAGCGACATTGTCATCTTCATTACCATCTTCATCTACATACTTAATGCTTTTATTAGGTATAAGCTTCTGTAAGAACTCACTATTCTGGTATCTATACTCTATATTCTTTCTAAGAGATTTAACACCATTCTCAATACTATCACCAATATACACAGCAAACTCTACTTTACCTATACAAGGTAGTTCTCCGAATGCTGCAGCATATAAGAACAACCACTCTGCGAATACCGAAGTTTTACCAATACCTCTGTGGCATAGAACAGCAGTGTTTCTAGTAGAATTAAACACGGCTTCGCACATCTTTAAATGTACAAGAGGAGTTTTATTTTCTAAGGTATCTCCACTAGCCATCTGAATAAAATTAATAAACTTAAGTACTCCTTCACTAGGTATATAGTCTTTAAAACTATAATCTACTTCATTTAAGTACTCGTCTACACTCTTAGCCATCGTTTACTACCTTAGCATCTATGAAGCTCATTTTAGAGTTAGCTACATCAGTAAGCTTACTACCATTAGCTATCAATCTTTTCTGTTCTTGTACCATGTTAGCTAGCATCTCTTCGTACTGATCTACGATACTGTCAGCCTTGTTATTAACATTAACATCTACTTTTATATTTTCTGGTGGCTTGAGGTGTAATAATAATTTATCAGCAGCATTAATCCTATCTCTAGAATACTTAGCAGTATCCATCTCTTCTACTAGTCTCTTAACAGCTTTATATCTATAGCCTTGAAACATAAGCCATAGAGGTACTTCAGCTTGAGAGAGTATTTTTATAACAGTAGGATTTTTACGATACCTAATAGCAGCACTACTTAGTTGCTTATATTCATCAGAACTAGTATCTGCTCCTACTCTATCCTTTACAAAATCTCTATAACTAAAGGCTCTAGTATAAGCTTGGACTACATTGCCACCATTAGCTTCTAGAAAACTACAAAATCTAATGGCATTGACGTAATCCTCTAGGCTAACACGATCACCTTGTAGAGCATCTTGATAAGTATAAAGGGTATCCATAAATCTAAAGCCATCGAAGTCAGGCTCATTAATTGTCTGATTAATTAAGTCAAGAGCTTCAGGAGTAATAGTAAGTCTCTTCTTCCCCTTTAGAGACTTACTAAACCATTCAGTTAATTCTTCTTTAGATACATTAGTAACTGTCTTGACAACATTTCTAAGACCTAAATCAGTATCACTCAATGTCTTCTCCTTAAGATCTAATTAAATATTACGAATTAATCTTAGCGTAATACTGATAAACTTTCAAGAGTAAATCTGCTATAATTAAGGTTAGATTAAACCTTTATAAAGGACATTCTATGA